ACGGCAAAACTTTGCAGGACAACTGTTGTGTCTGTTACGCTTGGAACTGTCACGGTTGGCTCTCCCAACTCGTTCAAGTTTGCTGAACTTAGATCCACGCCTGTTGCGAATGTAAATCCACGAGTGACCGTACAAGTAATTGCCATTATGCCACCTCACGTCTTGCATTTGCTCCGACTCCTATTGCTTCCAAACTTAGATGTCTGAAGCTCGGTCTGCCAGCAGTTACAGACACTTCTATGTTTGCCCCATACCCACGGGTACGACCCGTACCAAAACGGAAGAGTGCTTCCTCTGTACCTGTCGCGGTGTGCGTAAGTACAGTTGTACTAGAGTCTGGGTCAAGAGTGTTTACCTTTACATTAAATGCATCTCCGTTGACTGTATTCACACCCAACTGTCCACGCTTCCAACTCTTTACACTTATGTCTCCAAAAGTCATGGAGCGTGACTTTATCTTACCTGCAATTGCAGTTGTTCCTGACTCGCTTGTACTTCCTATCTTGCGTCCACTATCATCAATTGAGTTTTCTTCCATGAGATACCACCCGGTATCATTACATGCGAATAATCTGCGTTTAGTTGGATTCGATCCATGCGAGCAAATTACAAAGTCATCTACATGAAATGCCAAGCTACCTGACATTGCTGGGTAATCATCAACGCTAGTCCATGTGGAAGTTAGCAGATTGAAGATAAAAATTTTATTTGGTACGGTTGAACTACCTGTTGGGACTGCAAGATAGTATTTATTGTCGTACACCACACCACATGCAGTATCTGCTGCTGCAAAGTTAACCTCATCAAATTGATCCTGTATAGGTCTGGTCATGGGTATAGTTTCACCACTAACTTTACTAATAGCTACCCCAATACCTTTTGCTGGATCTGTACCAGGTGACAAGACGATGACCCCATTGTCTGAAAGAAAGAATGTTTGTGGGCCAGACTGTGCGATACTCTTTCGTGCCACACATCCATGCTGACGTGTAATCTCGTAAGTGTTTGCTGCGGATGTAGTCGCAATGTTATTTATCATGTGGATGCTATTACGCATAAACACGATCAACTGATCTTCCTGATATGGAAAGAACCCAACTAGCTTATCTGCACTACCTTTATTAATTCTAAACTGTGACTCTGCGGGATAGTAGTTGTCCGTGTCTAATAAATCAGACATCAAGACTGTGTAGTTACTATCTGTTGGTTGAGGTATAATTAAGCGATTGCGAAAGAATACACCAAAGTCTGTATTCGGACATTGTATGCGTCCAGCACCTGGACTTCCATTTGCTTTAACCACGAAGTCAGTTGGACTGCTATAATCTCCATCCCATTCAAGTGGTGTTTTATTCTTACCACGAAATAAAATTAGCTTCTCAAGTGACTGCACGAAGCTCGCACCATCTGCATCTGCCACTACCTCACCAACAGGGTATTCTATGTTAATGCCACTATTATTTGCATCGTTCCATATGATTGCTTTATTCTTCGTGGCAACCACTACAAACTCAGTACCTGTTGCTGGATCTGAGAAGAGTGTGCTGGCAAATACTTTTTCATCTGTACCATTGTAAGTAAGTGTGACATTACCTGCTAGGAAATCTATTCCTTTACGCACCTCTGCAAGATCACCAACCAAGCGCATATTCTCGCTAGTCTGTACAAATCCAGATTCTAAACTTGTTGCTTCAAGGTATGAATTTACACCACGAAATCCACGATCTCCATCTTGAAGAACTTGATCATCTAATCTACCTGTTGTGCGATACCTTGCCATTATTTCTTCTTTATCTCTTGGTAGAGTTTAATGGACATGTACACTAGAGTGACCGCACCAACTGCAATCCCCAAGAATGTGTCAATTGTTGACAATCCAAATGTGGCTGCTGTGCCACTCATACCTGCGACTGAAACACGATCAAGCATTACCTGCGTCCTCCTGGCGTGAAGTAAAATCCTATAATTAAAGGTAACACTACGGTTGCCTCGAAAAGTGCAATGTGTCCTGTTGTAACGACCAGAGGGGCTTGCTCAGCTGGAAAACTGATGAGTCCGAATAGAAACTCTTTTTTTCCTTCACCTGTAATGTTTGTTGTACTGATGAGTGGAACGCTTGGGTAGATGGTGGTGATACATGTGATGAACGAGAGCGTGAACATGCCGATAAGAGCAAGCATCCTACGAGTAGCACGAGTGAAAGCTCCAGATACACCATTGTTGAGTGATGCCTGGAACTGAATGGCAAACTCGTTGTTCCTGCATTCTCTTGCCATTTCCATTTCATACTTCTGTTGGCGAGAATCGGTAATCGCACCAAACACGCCTTTAAGAATAGACCCCATTGCGGCCGACCCTCCACCGGTAAGAAAGAGCGTAAGGAGTTCAAACATTTCATTTGCCCTCCATTTTCTCGAAGAGTTTTTGAATGTCTCTTCTACGATCCTCGGACAACTTGGATAAGTGTTCCACATCCTTTGTCTGCCCAGCGTATGCTATTTCTAACTGACGCAGACGATCCTTCATGTCGTCAATCTCCCACTTATTACGCTTAATAAAAAAAGCGAGGATGGAAAGTGCGACACCCAATCCGGCAAACATATAGTGTGTAATTTCCATGTCACTTCTCCACCTTATCCCGAAGCCTATCCAACTCTTTTTCTAAATAGTTTAGTCGCTCAAACTGTTGAAAGTCTGAAGTTATGGGTGCGTCTTGCATTTCGACTAAATGATCAAGATCCGCTTTTGCTTGTTCTGCAAACTTCTCTATGTGCATCATCCTAGCAGATAAATCTCCAAGCAAAGTTCCTTCGTGCTGAACTCTTCCCAGGCTATTATCGAGTTCGTTAATCTTGTTCCAAATGACGGAGTAGCCCCAGACACAAGTGCCAACAATGGCGATAACTTTCGCCATGAATGCCAAGTTTGCTTTGACCTGTACATTTTCTCCGACTTCAGTCGCCATTAGATAGGTTCGTCAGAAGTCCACTCGTCTGTGGCTAACACTTCTAATATTTCTTCGTGGGTGTATTCGGTTTTACCCCATAGGAAAGATGGTTGTCCGTCTTCGTACCGAGCGAGAATCTTTGAACCGTCTAAGCTCTTACGGCTATATGATTCATCAATGTCTATGAGTTGATCGAAATCAAAACCACTAACCTCGGAAGTATCTGCTATTACATATGTTCTACTATTCATAACTCTTAGTATGGTTTGTCAGAAGTGCTGAATGTTACACCGTTGTTCGTGCCGTTGTAGCCACCTGTTACCTCTGTTACATCGTTCTCAAATCTCCAAACAGCAATTGGGTCTACATATGTTTTATTATTGTAAATATTAGAAACAGCCGTAGATGTTAATGCACTATCGAAAACTGCAAGTTCATCTAACTTTCCATCGAAGTATCTAAGGTTAGTTGACCAATTAGGGCTATTCCTACCAATATCGAAGTCCTCTGCCCAACCAGATGATAGCCCGCTAATCGTTGCACTTCCGCCATCACTAGCACTTCCATTAATATAAACGGTTAAAGATGTTCCGCTAATAACAACCGCAAAATGATACCAAGTACCGCTAGAGATGCCACCGCTAATTCCTAAAGTTACATCAGTATTAGTACCTAACGATAAAACTCTAAGTTGAGAAGTACTCTGTGGTCTTATACCAAAATTAGCTGAACCGCTTGCCCCAGAACCAATAATTACTCTTTGTATTGTATCGTAATTAAACCACCCTGTTACAGTTGCATTAGAGGAAGCATTTAATTCTGATATTGTTCCGACACTTATGTAATCAGCAGTTCCATCAAACTCCCCGCTATAACTATTTGAGGTGAAGGTAAATGTTCCAAACGCACGATCACTAGCATACCCTCGCCAATTTGCACCGTCGTAGATGATGTAGTTCTTCGTGTCTGTTTCAAAGTAAGCATCACCTGTCGAGGGACTACCTGGACGAGTGGATGAAGTTGTTGTTGGAATTGTAGTTGGCATGGCTATTGAGGAGTTGTAGATGTATAATCAGCAGTTCCTTGAATTGTTAGGGAGTTGCTGTTAGTAGATGAGTCAGAAACAGAAGAACCCGTACCAGCATCCATTGTCCAATATCCTACTAAGTTTGATGTTTCAGTATAATCACCAGTAGCATTCGTTACATCCAAAGGATTACCCAAATTGTAAACTTGTTTCAAGGAATCATCAGGCAAAACTGTGTCCCATAAGCAAACTTCATCAATAATACCATCAACTGTGTTGCCTTTATTTTGGTCGCTACCCACTCTAAGCTGAGGGCCGACATCTAAATTTGATATGCTAGTACTCCCCCCATCATTTAATGTAGCACTTCCTCCACTCATATACTTCATAGCTAATGTCGAAGCGTCATAAGTAATAGCAATCATGTACCACACACCTGTAGTAAAACCACCTTCCGCAAAAGATACACCACCACTAGAACCTATTCTTGCTTGAGTTGTAATCTCGCCACTAGCTGAGAAGCGTTGAGCAAACCCGTTAGCATACCCACTAGCATCATCGTAAAATAACATATACTGACCACTAGCAACTGAATCAAACTTCACCCAGTACACATAAGTAAATGAATCACCGCTACCAAATAGATTTATACTGTCATTGTACGCTGATTCGGCAGAACCTGAACCAAAGTTCAAAGCGTAAGGATTAGATTTACCGCCACCAAAAGCAGCTGAGTCATAACCATACGCTCGCCAATTAGCACCGTCATAAACAATTATATTCTTGGTATCAGTTTCAAATGCAATGCGACCTTGGACTCCTGTAGGTCTGGTTGAAGATGTTGTTGGTGTAATCGTACTCATGTTTATTAAGAATCGTTATTGTAAATATACCAAGCAGTTCCGTCATATAGATATAAGTCATCTGTATCAGTTGCTTGTTCAAGCGTGTAAGCAGTAGGTGTCGATGCTAATATAGTAGCTTCCGTATTGGTCGCTGTGATGATAACAGGATCAGTCACATCGTTGTTGTAGATGTACCAAGCACTGCCATCGTAGATGTAGTAATAACCTGTGTCCGTTCCTAGAGCGATATTAACTTCTCCACTCGGATTGGTAGGTGTGCTTGCTAAGATGTTAGCTTCGGTGTCTCTAGTAGTAACATTAAACAGAGCTACTGCATTTAAGAATGTTCCGCTAATATCAGCAGTTGTGAATCCACTAGATGCTAAAGTAATTCCTGTGACTCCAGCGTTCGTTGTAGCTGGGTTAGTGAGAGTAAAAGTGATGACAGTATCTGAACCTGTTGGTACGCTTTGACCGCCAGCAACTGTAAGAACTAATGTACCACTTGACTGAGTCCATGATCCACTTGATCCAAAGATAGATGCACCTGCACCTCCGACTGTTAATGAAGCATTGTCAGATGTCTGCGATCCCGTAAGTCCAGCCAATGTAATTGTACCACTAGCCGCTATTGCTGAAGATGGTTGTATGGTTAGAGTCAGAGTGTTATCGTTACCAGCACCGTTACCTCCATTCTCCAAAGTAGCGGTATCAAATGTCTCAGGTATTGTGGTAGGACTAGCTACTACTCCGAAACTAAATGTGGGAAGAACGAACATTCTTAGGAAGCTGTGTCTCCAGCTAAGACGAAAGTGTCAGCGGCATAAGCGACTAAACTAGCTACTCCGTATTGAGCATTGATCTTCGTGTGGGATTGTCTGTTGTTAATAGTAGTACTAGATGCACTAAAGCTAACTTGACCAGCACCTTTCTGTACGAACGAACAATTAAATCCTGCACCCAATCCGCTAGGAACTGTAACAGTTACTGCACTAGCATTATCAAGGACTACTACCTTGCCGTTATCACTAGATAACAAAGTATAAGCTGTTCCTGTTTGGTCATTAATGCTTGCATCGAAGTCTTCAATTTTATTCCCGCCTAAATCGACTGTGCCGCTAGAAACTGCAAGTACATTTGTATCAGCAGTTCCAACTGTCTTTGTGGCCGCATCTCCCAACCCCAAGTTAGTTCTCGATGTTGATGCACTAGCAACATCAGATAAATTATTGGATGCCTGGAGATCTCCTTGCGGAGCGGCCGCCACTAGGTTTGCAACTGTTACCTTTTTGGTTGTCCCTTGAGGC